TCCCTGTCGGGGTTCCATCCCATCAACTGGTCGGACATAGGCCGGAAATGCCAGTCTCGCGCATCGCTAGGCTGCTTTAACAGGGCCTCCATTACCTCAGTCCACTCAACCTTACCCCGTGGCAGACCACTGTGCGCCGGGCCTTCCTTGCCGCTAGATATGCCTTGGCCACCGTGGTAGAGGAAGTTATAGGCGGAAATGAAACGTTCGAGCGGGTGCCTGACGACCACCACTTTACGCGGTGCTTGGAGAAACCCACGCCGGTTCTCATGGTGTCCCCCATAAAGGGCACGGATCGTTGTACTGGCCACCCGAGGGAAGCACTTAATTCCCACATCACCGTGACGGTACCACATTCGGTTATCACCATTTTGCCTAGCCACCTTTCATCCTCTTCAATTCTTCAATCACCATAGCTGAGTGATTAGGATTTCTTGCCACCGCTGGCAGCCTTGTCCTTAGCCACTTCTCCGCGTGGCTCTGACCTTTCGTCGCTTTCACTCTCTGCACATTCCGTGCTATCCGAGCAGCGATCTTCCTCTCCATCGGTACTGTCATCTAGTGCTCCTACCAGCTTGACGAGCTTCGTGCGCTCCTGCTCCAAGGTCTCTACTTGAAGCTGCGCACTCACGTAGTGTTCAATAGCTCGTTCAAGTTTTTCTTCAACTGCTCCAAGTCTTGACCGGAGCAACTCTTCCACTGACGTTTCAACTGATCCGCCATCCGCTCCTTCATCGCCTCCCACTGCTCCGGACTCTCCGGTGGTGGCAGGTCCCCCTGCCTCACCGCGTCCATTAGCAGGACGCGAGCGGCGCGTCTCAGTGTTTTGGCGGTCTTCCCTCTCACGGTACTCCCTCCTTACTGCTGCTACCCAATTCTGGGCCTCGAACTTCTCCAGCACAGAGTTGTCGTGCTCTGTCTGGGCAACGTAGGGCTCCCCGTCAGGCATAAACTCCGACGGGAAGATAAGGTCCCTACCCTTGCGCTGCGTGTGTTCGAGAACCTTGGCGTCGCTCTCAAGCACAGAGAGCTGCTCACTCTTCTTCATCATCGCAGGATTCCGTTGTCTACTCCTTTGGCGCCGATATGCTTACGGCCCCGAGAGTGTTTACCACACGCCTTGCACTTCCATCGCTGGTACGAGCGTACCTGCGTGTGCTCGACGCCCTTCTTGATGACCTCCCTGCTTCCGCAGTTGGGACAAACCGGGGACTCCGCGTCCTCGACATCGTCGATGAACAGGCCCCAATTCGGATGCGGCCGTAACCAACCAAGCATGTAGTTGTACAACTCCTCCGTACTCAGTACGTCCTGAATGTTGTACTTCCGCATATCCCTGCGGGCTTCCTTGTCGCCGCTGAGCGTACGAATCCACAGGTCCATGCGGGCACCCACCGGGTCCTTCTCCGTCAGCGCCAGCCGCTCCAGAATGTGCTTGAGCTTACCAGACGAGAAGGCAAAGTGCTTCTTGCTTTGTAAGTACAAGTCAATCTGCTTGAAGGGCGAAGGCTCGTCAAAGCCGAGCAGCAGGAACTCCGTGTTCAGCCGCTTGATGTCGAACTTCATCCCGTTGAAATGGACAACGGCGTCCGCCTCATCCAGCAGAGTATGGGCGTGTTTCATCATCGCCTTGTGCCCGCCTTCCCACTCCGCGTGGAAGTGGACGTCATGTTCACCAACCCACTTGGCCGCGAAACACAGCACCCGGGATTCCTCCACGGTGTACTCAGGCGGGATGTTCTCCTTGAACCTCCGCCAGTGGAACGACAGGTGGGGCGAAGTCTCAATATCTATGACTAGTATCTTCACACTCACCTACCTCGTAGTCGTACATGTCCAATTCAATCTTCACCTTCTGGTGCTTCTCGACAAGCGGCCACGGGACAAGAGTCCCGTCGTCCGCGTCGACCACAGCGTCGATTTCCTCGACGTAGTCTGCTAGTATTTTACGAAGTCTCCGGTTCATCACTGGCTCCGTCCGTGTCCTCAGTTACTTCGTTTCCTGTCGGCCCCGATCGTCGATCAAGGTGCCGTGCTCCATAGAATCAAGGACCACAGCGCAGCAGGCCCGTATGTGATACAGATGATTCCTGCCACTATCAGGATCAATATCCTCGCCTTGAGCCCAAGCAAGGAAGTGACGCAGGATTGCACCCTCATAGGTAGAGGCAAGGATCGGTTGTTCTCGCCAGTTTCTTTCTCCATACTTCTCTGCACCGTGCGCATGTATGTAGGCGTCGCCTTCAAGTACCGTCCATATGAGTTTATCCAGTGGAGGTTTTCCATCTTTCTGTGCCCTTATCGCTTTTGGGTTCTCAGCCAGTCTGACGGGATGACTCGCGTGACTGCTGGAATACCATTCTTCTCCGCCCATTCCATGTACCTCATCTTGCCGCCCTTCTTGAGAAGGTTGTTCGCCCCGAACACCAGACGGATATCTATGTCTGGCCAAAACTCTTTCATCGCCAGCATCAGCTTGCGGTCTCGGGGAGTCATCCTCCCCTTGACTTCGAGGATGATCCCGTTTGAAAGGAAAAAGTCCGGGGTGTACCATGTGTGCTTTAGGACGTTTCGTCCTTCGCAGTCTGCGCAGATGTGGACGTAGCTCGTTGGGAGCCAGAGCTCGAACGTTTCTTCTTCGTACGTGAAGTCGATGCCTTCTTCTTCGAGTTGCTTGGCGACTTCTCCTTCGAGTCCGCTTCGGTATCCTTGCTTGAGCGCTTCGGCGCGCTTCTTGCTTTTCTTCCTTCTGGCCACAGAACTTCCTCTATCTCAGTGACGTCGGGCTCGTGTTCAGCACGGGCGGTAGCAAGATTGTACTGCGTGGACAGCAAGTTCCACAGTTTGAAACAGCGCTCCTGCAAATCAATCATCGCCTCGAACTCTTCGTCGCTCACATTCAGCGTGCGAGCAAAGAACTTCTGGTCACGCCGTACGATGTACGTGCGCCCGATCTGGTGGTTGTCAACAAACTTGCTCATCGCAATCTTCCTACCTCTTCGATCCAGACGTTGACCAACTCCTGCCGGTCCAGCTTACCGAAGAACCGAGGGTCTACCTCAGCCTCAGCAGCGAGAACGGACAGGTCATCGTAGACACTGGCCCACTTGGGCGGGTTCGGGAACAATGACATTGCCTCGATCCCTACGATGTGTCGGTCCACGTAGTGTACCTGATCCGGCATGGGCCACGGCAGATCGTAAAACGCTGCCAGTGCCTCACCGATCCTGTCCTCGAATTCCTCAAACCCACCAAGCAGGTGCTTGAAGGGGCGCGGAATGTCGGGCACGAAAGCCTCGCTGACGTCGTGCAGCAGGCCCCACAGCCTCGTTTCTCGACAGTTGTCGAGCGCCTGTGCCATGTAGGATACGTTCAGGCTGTGTTCCAGCACGGAGTATGGCCGGGCGATGTGCCCGTTGAACCGCACGTTCATCGACATGGCGTGTGCGATATCGTCCAGTGGGATATCCTGAATGTTGACCTCGTCGATGAAGAACTCGGCCCCGCTCAGGGTCTTGATGAACGGACCACGCGGGTTGGTCTGTTCGATAGCTTTCTGCGCTAATGTCATTTGATCGTCCTCTTGAATGCTGCTGCGGCACCAAACGCCACGGCTGCTACTACCAGTATCACTCCTGCCAGAGCCCACGGGATGATGATCGGGGACAGTACCCAGAACCACGACCACGCGATATAGCCAGTCAGTTTCAGTCCAATGAACAGTACGGTCAGCAAGCCAAGAAAGCCAATGCCACCGCCTGCGTTTACTTCGTTAGTCATCCTTCTCTTACTCCTTTTCTGTCGGTGGGTTCCACCATTCTCCCGGCTTCCTCCTGATCCACAGCAGCCTAGCATTCTCAAGCAGGGCTGCGTCAGCCATGTCCTCGCCGTACCCTTGTACGTACAAGGCTCGGGCCGCAGCGTACATAGCGTCCTCGTCGGCACACTCTGCAAGCGCGGCCTCCGCCTTTTTGGGCCCGATGGAGGGACAGCCCGGGATATTGTCAGTAGGATCGCCCATGAGCAACTGCTTGTAGAAGCATTGCAGGGCAGCATCCTCGTTGACAAAGTAGGCTTCCTCGCGCACGAAGTTGTAGTGCAGGCCCGGAATCATATCGAGGTCCTTGTCCAGAGAGCAGATGATGGACGAGTACGGGTCCTCCAAGTAGCACTCGTAGTGACTGTACCCAATCACATCATCAGCCTCTTCATCCTCCGACCACACGGTATTGTACCGGCTGTCGATGAACTCTTTGATGGCGGGGGCGTGTACCGGTTTATGCAGGTCGTCCCGGTTGCCTTTGTATTTCTTTATCGTGGCCACGCCATCCCGAAAGTTGGTGGGACCTGACAGGTACACCACCGTACTATCGTCGTCGCCCATTTCCAAGTCGTCAACCACCTTGCTGATGATCGACTTGACGTTGTACAGGGCATTGCCTACGTCCTCAGCCTCACGCTCCGCGTCAATCACTACGTCCATAGCAGCTAGGCCGTTTGCCTCAAGCCAGTTATCGACGTCTTTCTTGTACTGGAAGCGGAGACCCTCGCCGCCGAGCTTAGGGGTAACGGTGTACCACATCTTCTCGGCAGCGAAGCCTGCTCGGTAGACTAGGATGTCGCCATCAAAGTGAAGGATCATTGGAGTACGTTCTCTCCGGGAAGCTCGAAGTCGTCCTCTTCGTCAGACTTGTACATCCAGTTCCACGGCTCGTCTTTCAGGGCTACGTCGTACTGCACCGCGATCTGGATCGCCTCCGGCAGAGCCGGGGTGCGGGCCTCGACCACGTCTGTCTTGTTGTTCACCACCGCGTAGTGGGCGGAAAACACCAAGTCGCCGTACTTGAACTGCTCGTTACAGACGGTCACGTAGTAGTTATCGTTGTTGTACCGGATTGATTCACTCATTATTCGTCAAAGTCCTCATCGTCATCGTCGTAGGGAACGTCGCTGGAAAGCTCGGGGTTGTCGAAGAACGGCACCCCGCCAATGCTCTGCTTGTAGAACCGATGGGTCACATCGTCCACCGCGCCGAGAATAATCTCCAGCTTGTCCGCAGCCTTTGTGTTGCCGAGAGACACCGCGCCGTTATCCAGAGCAGTACGAACAAGCTCAATCGCTTGGGTCCGACAAGAAGCCAGAGTAATGCGAGGTTCGACAACCTCGATTTCCCGCTTCTCCTTCTTGTCCCAATACTTCGCACGGGCGTCCCAGTTCTCGCCGCCGCTCTTTTTCGAGGTAGACTTGGTAGCCTCGCCCTCATCCACGCCGGGATCGTCGGTGCCTGTGCGGAAGTACCGCTTGTCGCCTTCGATCTGGAATGAGTAGAGCAGGATATCCTCACCGGTGTCCCGGTCCTCCCACTCTTTCTCGGATACCATCGAGACAATTCCCGATGCTGTTTTCTTAGCCATAAGATGTCCTCCTTTTTAGGCCCTCACAAGAATACAGTCTTGTACGTACAAAACTGACTAGTCCTTATACTTTACTTCATCCTTAGCCCCCCAATGAAAGCCGCTGGTGACGCCACAGGCCAGCGGTGCATACAACTCAATACCATACAACTGCTCAAGAAGCATGTTGACGTCGTGGATCATGCACTGCCGGGACAGGGCGTGGAACGCCTCTTCCTCGTCCTCCGGATACTCCGCAATGATGGAGTCGTGGATGGTGTTGACGATGAACATCTGTAGCTCGATGCTCCGCCTGATGCGGTGCCACATGCACACCAACGCCATCGGAATAATCTCTGCCGTAGCTAGAGACTGGACAGGGTAGTTGCAGATGGACGGAGTATTCGTGATGTACCCGCTGCGCGTCATGCGCGTGTCGGGCCAGTAGAACCTCAGTCCCCACTCTGTCGTAAGAGACTTATCTCGTAGTACTCCATCAATCCACCCTCGCTGCCTTTCAGCAATGCCCTCGTAGCGTTCTCGGAAATACTCGTAATAGCGGCGCTGGTCATCTGTTCCGGACTGTCCACCATAGAGAGGCTTGAATGTGTGAGCCTTGGCATCCTGTCGCGAACAACCGATAACGTCTGCCGTAGCCCGATGGACATCGACGTCGTGTCGAATGTCGTCAAGTCCAACGTCATCGCGCCCAAGATGCACAGCGACTCTAAACTCCAACTGTGCGCCGTCAGTCTCTCCGACTCGCCATCCAGCCCTACGAGCACAAAACAGTGGCTTATAGGCACGGGGGAAGTTCTGAAACTGCGTCGAGTAATCTGCTCCCGTAGATGAGAGTCGATGAGTCTGTGTATTTGTCTGGTTAAAGGAAGCTCGAAGAATCCCTCCTGACTGTCCGACACAGTCATTAAACTTGCGAAGGTATTTAGTAAGCTCATTGTAGATGGACTTGTACCGCTCGTACTCAGATAAGAAGGCCCGCTGTTTCTTAGATTTAGCAGAAAGCTTCGAAATTGTACCTGCGTCAGTCCTTCGTCCACCGGATGGCGTCCGATCGGGTACCCACTTTCCGTTCTTTCTGGCCTTTGGCTCCGCAAATTGAAGGGTATCATAGAGATACTCGCCAAGCTGCTTTGGGGAATTGAGATTGATACCATCAGTAATTTCCTCCAGCACCCGCTGCTGCTGAGCAAACTCTTGCTCTAGCTCCGCTGCCCTTGTACGTACAAGGTCGGCGTCTAGGTGCATGCCGTTCTTCTCTATGTCCGCCAGCACAGGGGTCAGCAAGCACCGATTGTACAGCACGGGCAACTGGCCCCGCTCCGCTAGCTCCTTCCGCTGGCGGAGGAACAGAGCCTCCGTAGCAGCAACGTCTTGAATACAGTAGTCTCTCAGCCACACGTACGGGATGGCAGACGGACACACACCCGCTTTGATCAAACGGGATACGAGCGACTTCTTCCCCGGTAAGCCATGCCTCGTACAGCATTCTTCGAGCGAGAGCTTGTGCGTTTGCCACCGGTTCCCCCCGAGGACGTAGTCCCCGAGCATGGTGTCGTAGACTACTACGTCGCCGAGGTCTAATCCGCATCTGTCCAACCACTGCAACTCGAATTTAGCGTTATGTGCCACGAGAAATTCAGCTTGCTCAATCGCTCGGACAAGAGGCTCTTGGCTGAGTTCGCCGCCTCGACAGACCCGTACTCGACTTCGATTACCACTTCGTTCTCCCGATCCGGCGGTGCGTACAAACTCGGCAGATGTGTCCGAATAGGCGTCCGCCATTGGATGATCCGGCCCGACTCGGAAGCAGCCAAGAACGATAGAATTTGAGTCGTCGAGCGCAGAGCCCCTGCTGAGGTTGGTGGTTTCAAAGTCAACAACAACGTAATTTCCTCCGAGATACGCCGCTGGTCTTGGTTCGACGATGAAATCTGGGAGGTATCCGTAGACTTCAACTTCCTTCTGGTCAGTGGCCACATTCATCTGTCCTCCTTACTTGAACGCCCCTTTGGGCGGGCGGACACGGTAGTTCTCACTGAACTCGTCCCCGCTGATATAACCAAACGGCTTCTGCTGCAAGCGGATCACACCTCCGCTATCCCGCCGCACGTACCACATATACGCAAGGTCGCCCGGATGGAGAGCGATGTGCGCCAGCACACGCAGCAGATTCAGCAGGTTGCTTGAATCCCATTCCTCGTTACCGAGGGCACGGATGATGAGATAGATGAACGGGCTGAACCCGATGAACGCGCCGAGTGCGAGAAGTGCTGCTCCTGTAATCATTACTTACCTCCGAAGCGATGGGTTAGTTTAACTGCGTCCTGATAAAGCTCGGGGCTGCCGTGTGCGAACGGCCCGCCACAGAAGTACCAAGACTGGTGGTTGTAGCCGAGGGACGTATCGCCCCAATCCAGACCTACCTCGAACTCCGCCTGCCAGTTCTTCGAGCATTGCCAGTCTCGGCTTGTACGTACAAACCAGTCAGAGTTGGCGTCGATCTGGTAGTTGACGCCTACGTCGAAGTACGGGGCACCGCCTGTCTTGTCCTCAACGGTGGCACAGCCGGTGAGACCGGCGACCAGAAAGGCCACGACGATAAAGGCCATCACTCCTGACAACACTGTCATCAGTAGTGCAGCGCCGATAGCGCGAAGCTCCCGTAGATTCTGTTTCGATAGCATTAAACGCTCCTTACCTTGTTGGTGTTACGATCAAGCATGACGGGGAAGAAGTCGTGGTTCCCCGACCGCTTGTTCTTGCACAGTGATAACACGCGCCGGTCAGACATGAAGTCCTCCCGCGTTCCCCCTATGCCTATCATCACATCTGCCGTGCTCGGGATGCCTGTGTTGGAGAAGTCCACGTCTCCCATTTCCAACACGGCCTTGCCCGAGGCACTGTCGCCAGCCTGAGTAGAGGACACCATGACAGCATGGTACTTCTTTCCTAAGTTACGCATGGCCTGTGCTGCCTTCTCAAGCTGATTCACTCTGTTGTCCTCGCCGACGTTCAGGTTGCGGACCTGATCCACGAACACGACGTCGGGTTTGTATTCCTCCATCAATGAGCCTATCTCTCGGGGGGTGCCCGGAGTAAGCTCCGCAAGTGTGAAGTTCTCGTAGCCACGGCGCCGAGCAATGTCGTCGGCCATGTCCGGGTCCTCCATGACCTGATACTTCGTGAGTCCTGACAGGCGGGATACGATCCGGATCACCATGTCCTCCCACGGGTCCTCGTTGCCCACGTACAGTACCCGGAGTCCTTGGTTTAGGAAGCCTGCTGCCATGTTCATCAGCATCAGGGTCTTGCCGACCTCGGGCTGAGCGAACACCACGATGTGGTGGCCACGGAGTACGCCCCCATCCAGCCGCTCGTTGAGCGCCTTGGGCCACACCCGTATGATGTTCTCGTTGTCGTACTTTGTACGTACAAGCTCAGCTACGCTGAACCCCGTGAGTACCTCCGTCTTGTCACCCTCTTCCAGAGCCTCGGCGTCCGTCCACTTGTGGTACTCATCCATGAGAGGTAGAACCTCGTCGGGCTGACGCCCCGCTGCAAGGGCCGAGGCGAGCCTGCCCCCGACAGACTCGCGCTTGACAGCGAGGACGTCTTGCACCACGTTCCGTGCGGACACATCGAGGTCAGCAAGATCGCTGACAAGGGACTCGAACGTATCGGCATGGCGCGGATGCTCCCGAGCGAGGGCTCGGGCTACGATGCCCGGGTCAGCGGCCCTAGCTGCCGGATCACGGTCATAGTAAGTAGACAGCGCGGCAAGCACAGCACGTGCCTGCTCACTCATGTCCCGTTGTAGCCCAAGCGACTCTACCTTCTCAAAGACGGTACGGTCCTTAATGCAGGATGATACCAGTGCGCGTTCACTCATTCAAAGTCTCCACCAATTCTGCCTCCGTCATGTCTTTCAGGTCTTTCGGAATCTTGAGTACTCGGCTGCTGTCGAACAGCATGCGGTACTTGCGGCACCACTTGAGGGACAGATCGAATGCGTCCTCATCAAGGGCCCACACTACGTTGCGGCACTGGCTCTGTATCTCGGTGGCATAGTCCGGGCCGCACCCGGTGCCGAGCAGCGCCACAGCATTCATGTACTTGGATGCACGGACAGCGGAAGGGATATCCTCCACCACGATACATTCTGGGCGACCCGTATGGGTCATGTACCACGACAGGTGATTCTCTTCCGCATCCATGCGAGTTAAGGACTTGGGCTCGTCGCCCGAGTATGACCGGAGGCTCCAACCCCTTCGCCTCCCCAACGGAGACAAGATCGGGAAAGCGATCCGGTGGTCCTCGACGGCGTACATCGGTCGGCACACGTTGAAGTGCCAGTCGACAAACCCAAGTGCCTGTGAAAGGTACTCCCTCCACTCGTCGGAGAGGTACTCAAGCTCACCCTCGTATGGGGTGATCTTCCGCTTCTTCGCGGCGCTCCTTGTACGTACAAGCCGACCA